ATAACAAAACACAGAATAGAATATTATGGACACTGGTAAACTATTAGAAGCCATTCAAATTCTTATTAAAGAGGAGCTTAAAGAGCAATTACCTGCTTTAATTAAGGAAGGTGTGAAGGCTGAAATGAAAAAGATGCTATCTGAAACAAAAGTAGCACCAAAACCACAATCAAAGGGTATTTCAATGGCTAAGGCTATTTTAGAAGATGAACCAATCGTAGAATCGGTTCAACAAAAAGCCGCACCAACAAAGCAATACAGTAAAAACCCAATGATTAACCAAATCCTTAATGAAACCAGAGGTGGAATACCACAAGGAGATGGAGGGTTCAGAACAATGAATTTTGGACAAGGTGATATGGGTTCAATTGCAGGTAGAACGGCAGTAGCCGATAAAATGGGTTATGGTGATATGGCTAAAGGACCTTCTCCAACTGGATTGGGAGTAAATACTGGAGTAGCTGAAATAGATAAAGCATTGAATAGAGATTATTCAGAACTTGTAAAAAGATTTAAAAAGTAATAATGGCAGTAGTATTAGGAACATATATATTAAGTAATGGAAATGAACAAATCGATGATTATGCAATAGGATTAACATTGCCATTACAAATGTCAACTAATACTTTCAATCAATCATATGATAATTTATTACAATTAAAATCAAATGTAAAAAATTTACTTTTAACTAGAAAAGGGGAACGGGTTGCTCAACCAAATTTTGGTACTGATTTACATAAATTACTTTTTGAACCAAACGATGATAGTCTTGAAGGTAAAATATACCAAGCCGTTGAAAGTTCAATTAAATATTGGCTACCTCAATTGAGTATTGCGGATATATTTGTAGAAGCAACAGACGAAATGAAAAATGCAAATCAAGTAGGAGTTAGTATTACATTTATAGCTAATTACAATAACCAAGCTTTTACAGTAGATTTTAATATAAAGGGATAACATATGGCACTCAATAATACAAATACAAATTTTAAAAATAAAGGAAAGGATATAAAATATCTTAATAAAGATTTTAATCAATTTAAAGATAATTTAATTGAATTTGCAAAAACTTATTTTCCAAAAACATATAACGACTTTAGTGAAGCATCTCCAGGTACTATGTTTATTGAGATGGCATCTTATGTAGGTGACACTCTATCTTATTATGTAGATGATACATTTAAGCAATCATTAATGTTATATGCGGATGATATACAAAGTGTAATACCATTAGCAAGATATTTGGGATATAAGCCAAAAGTTACGGCGCCTGCTGTAACAAAACTATCTGTATATCAATTAGTACCATCAATCGGAGTTAGTGCAAATAATATGCCTGATTCAAAATATTATATTAGAATTAAGGCTGGAATGAAAGCTCGTTCGTCTGTAAATGGTATAAATTTTATAACAAAAGATGTTGTAGATTTTTCTGATGAAAATAACAGAGAAATAACAGTTTATGAAAGAGATAATACAACAGGAGAACCAACCTATTATCTTGTAAAAAAATATGTAGATGCTGGAGCAGGTACTATCGTTAATAAATCAGTTCAATTTGATGCATATTCACCATACCAAAGAATTGATTTACCTGAAACTAATATAATAGAAATATTAGATGTTAGAGATTCAAATAACAACAAATGGTATGAAGTTCCATATTTAGCACAAGAAATGGTGTTTATTGAACAACCAAATACTGAAGCAAATGATCCTGATTTATATCAATTTAAATCAACAATTCCATTTATACTAAAAACATTAAAAACATCAAGAAGATTTGTAACTAATGTAAATAGTGATAGAACTACAACTTTACAATTTGGTGGTGGTGATTCAACTTCATCTGATGAACAATTAATTCCAAATCTTAAAAATGTTGGATTAGGATTACCAAATTCTATTAGTAGATTAGAAGAATCATTTGACCCAACAAACTTCTTAAAAACAAAAACGTATGGCACTTCTCCAGCGAATACAACAATTGATGTTAAATATTTAATCGGAGGTGGTGTTATATCAAATGTACCGGTTAATTCAATAACTACAATAGATAGTATTGAATTTGATGAAGATACAAGTTACTTTAACACACAGCAATTGAGTTTATATATTAGAATGAAAGATTCAATTGCAATCGATAATGAAATCCCAGCAACAGGTGGTAGGAGTGGTGATAGCATAAATGAAATAAGAGAAAATGCATTGGCTAACTTTTCAGCACAAAATAGAGCAGTAACTGCAAAGGATTATCAAATTAGAGTATTATCAATGCCTTCAAAATTTGGAGCTATTGCAAAAGCTTACGCTGTTGCCGATGGTACATTGGATAACAATTCACCATCATCTATATTAGCATCTCCAAATCATTTGCAAGAATTTACTGATTTAGTTATGAGTTTTGTAAATAAACCAGATTCAGAAGAACCATCTCAAGCTATTGTTAAAGAACAAATTACAAAATTTTTAGTTGGTAAAACTTCTAACGAAAATGAAAAGAACAATCCATTTGCAATAAATTTATATCTTTTAGCATACGATTCAAATAATAATATAACAAATATTAATAGAGCAGTTAAAGAAAATCTTAAAACATATTTAAATGAATACAAAATATTAACAGATGGTGTTAATATGTTAGATGGATTTGTTATTAATATTGGAGTTGATTTTGAAATTATATGTTATCCAAATTACAATAAAAGTGAAATACTAATACAATGCATAACTTCATTAAAAGAATATTTTTTAATAGATAATATGACATTTAATCAAACTATTAATTTAAGTGAGATTGAATTGATGCTGGCAAATATAGAAGGTGTATCATCTGTACCAATGTTAAAAATAACAAATAAATGTGGTGGTAAGTATGCACCGCATTCGTATAATATAGATGCGGCAACGAAAGATAAGATTGTATATCCATCTTTAGACCCATCGGTTTTTGAAATAAAGTTTCCAGATTCAGATATAAAAGGTAGAGTAAGATAATGGCATATTATTTTTTAACAGCATCAAAAGATGCATCGGTATATCTTCAACAACCAAACCAAAATACTGGATTGGATGAGATATTGGAAGTTAGTAAAGTTTTCTATGGTAATATTAGAGATATATCTCATACTTTAATTAAATTTGATGTAGGATACATATCAGCATCAATTTCTAATAATAGTATTACAATGAGCTCAGCTGAATTAATACTAAAAGAAACTAAAAGTGAAGAACTTCCATTGGAATATACATTGTATGCATATCCTATTTCTCAAAGTTGGCAAATGGGCAATGGTACTAGATTTGATGAAATATCAACACAAGGAGTAACTTGGAATTATAGAGAAGGTGATTCTACATTAGATTGGTTACCTACTAATGTATTTTTAAATACATCAACTGGTTCATATCCTGGTGATGGTAGGGGTGGTGTTTGGCATAAAACCCCATTTGCATATCAATCTTTTAACTATCAAACAGCCGATATAAATATGGATGTATTATCTATGCTTAGAGTATGGATGAGTGGTTCTATTTCAAATGAAGGTATGATAATAAAACATTCCGCTGAAGCTGAAGATGATTCATTGGATTATGGTATTGTTAAATTGTTTAGTAAAGAAACAAATACTATATATCAACCAAAAATAAGAATAGGATGGGATGACCAAAAATTTGTAACTTCATCTTTAAGTGCAATAGTTTCTGAAAATATTAAAATAGGAATAACTAATTTAAAAAAAGAATATAAAGTAGGAACTATTAATAAATTAAGAATTTTTGGTAGAGAGATGTATCCAATAAAAACATTTTCAACTACATTTCAATATTCTGATATAAAGTATTTACCAAATACAACATATTATCAGATAAAAGATTTTAATTCGGAAGATGTAATAATACCATTTTCAGATTATTCAAAAATTAGTTGTGATTCTACTGGAAATTACATTAATTTAAATTTAACAAATTGGGAAGCTAATAGAGCATATAAAATAGAATTTAAAGTAGATTTAAATGATAGTACTCAATTTTTTGATGATGAAATTGTATTCAATATTATAAAATAATAAAATGGCAAATACAGGTTTACGAGATGAACAATTTATTAGTGAGTTAGCCACAAGTGGTTCTTTAGCCATACGAACAAAAAATGATAATGGAATTCATACATTTGAAGCATCTGTAAGCGGTGGTATTATATCAGGTAAATTAAATAGACCTCTTTATAATGAAAATGAATTAGTAAAATCAGTAGATACTGTAATTATAGAATTATTACCACTAGAACCAGTTCCATTAGAAGATACAGTACCAAGAAGAATTTATAATCCTGTAACACAATCTGTAATAGATTTAACTGTTGAGGTTATCCGATTAAATAGTGAAGTGGCGGATTTGCAATCAAAAGTATCTGAATTGCAAATTGTAACAGAAAGTTTGCGAGTTGAAATTGATAATTCAAGTATAGTAGCTGCATCAGCAACAAATCAAGGAGAACAATCTAATTTAAAAGTGCAATCAACTATTCAAGATTTATCAAATGCAATTCAAAAAGCAACATCTGAAGCAATTCAAAGAGTATCTCTTACGGCACGTACTCAAGCATTAGAAGAGCAAAATAAAACATATAAAGAAGAAATTGAAGGTAAAGCATCTAAAATAGCTGATGGGCATAAAGGGTCTGGTGATATTACATATAAGATAGTAAAGAGAGGAGCGCCTGATGATAAGGATTTAAGAGTAGAAGTAACTGCTGGTCTTTCTGTTAATTGGGTAAATGGTCCTGAAATTGAAATATATAATCCAAAAGATACGGCTGTAACTGTTGAAGTAAAAGAAGAAGCACAGGATTTATTAAAAGAAACATCTCCAATTACTATACAACCAAAAGAAACTAAAGTATTAACATTAGTAGTTGATACTGCAAAAGCTGCAACTAAAAACCCTAAGAGTAGTGGTGGTATTTTTGGAGGAGCAATTGCGGGCCAAGATAAGGATTATGATGGTAATATAATATTAAAAAATCCCGGTGGAAGTAGTACATTAACATTTAGAATGCGTAAGAAAAAGAAATAAAAAATGGCAATAAAAACATTTAAAGAAATATTACAAAACAAAGGATATCGTATTGAAACTAACGATAGACAGATATTTGAAAATGGTACTGTCCAATCTTTTTTTGGATTAAGTAATAATGATTGTATTGAATTTATAATATATGATTCAAATGATAATCAATTACCACAATCGGGGTATGGTATGGTAAGATATATTCCAATGACATCTGAAAATATAGGCGATTATTTTTTAATTGCAGAAGGTACATTACTTCAAAAATATAAATTCCCTTCGGAATATTTTATCGATGTACAAAGATTATTGAGAGAAGCTGGGTATTCAAATGGTATATTTAAAACACAAATAACTCTTATAAATAAAAGAGTTGGTAGTGATAGTCAATTAGATAAATTATGGATATCCGAAATATCACCATCTAGAACCGAAATACGATTATTTCCAAATACAAAAGGAATTGAAATAAATAAAGAACTTGGTGACAGATTTAATTTATTAATAAATGGTGGTGAATTTAGAGATGATGTATCAAAATTTGCAATAGAATATGTTGAAAAAATAAATCCAAATAATATAGCAAGTTCACTTAAGCAAAAATATGGAAATGCGTGGTTTGGCAGCTTTGTTAGCGAATATAAAATACAAAGTATGGATATATTCTCAACACAAGTATATAACAAATTTTTAGAATCAGCTATTAATGAATTTACTGGCAGAATTTCGGATATAAATGATATGAACTATGGATTACCTAAACCCTTCAAACCATCGTTATCTTTAACAAAAGAAGATGTTAAAAAATCGGTTGAAAAATTATTAGTAAACGCTATAAGTAAATATTTATCAATACCTGATGTAAAGTTTGGTTCTAGAAAAAATGAAAAAATAGAAAGTATAGATACTGCAGAAAAAATCTTACAAACAAAAACATCGGACATGAAAATAGACACATCAAGTCCAACAGTATCAAAAGCCATTTTAAAAACAGCAACAGAAACTTCTAAAAAATTAAGTTTTGAAAAAGCTATTCAAATAGAAACAAAAGAACCAAGCGATACACCACCTATATCTAAAGCCAGATTAAGACGTGATGATTTAAATGATGGTGTGTATGGTAACATTTCATCTGATTCTGGAAATATGAAAATTAGGAATGATGGTTTTAGAAACTATGGGTTTAGGGATAATGATTCTATTAATTTAATGGAAAACCAACAAAATCTTTTATAAATATTTATAACTAATGGCAGATAATAAAAGGAGTAAAAAGTTAATTGGAGGTATAATTGGTGGCGCTACTGGTGTTGTTGCAACTGGTTTAACTAAACTTTTTGGTAAAAAAAAGAAATCATTACCATCTGCAGCTAATTCATTAACAGGAAAATTGTTTCAAAGAAAAGATTCTTTAGATTCTGGAAAAACAATCACCGATTTAGATACAACAACTACTGAAGAAAAGAGAAATAAAAAACTTGGTTTTTTTGCAGATAGAAATCCTGTTGCTGGTGCAATATTACCCAATGGTGGAGTAGGTATATTAACAAATTCAAATAATATAATTCCGCTTGGTGGTGAAGATACTGGAGGAACAATAAACCAAAATTCAAACATAAGTTTTAAAATATCAGCAAATCAAAATGGAGCAGCTGTATTCGTAAATGGTGAAAATACATATAAAACAACTCCTAATACATTAGGATTTAGATTGTCTGATGTTGTAAAAGATGGTGTTAAAACAATTACATTACAAAAAGAAGGATATACTTCTACAACTGCATATTTAGTAACAGCTATTCAAAACCCTGATTTCAATGAAACTACACTTGATAGTTATGAAAATGATTTAATACAACAGGATTCATTAATAAATATTGGTCCAAAGAAAAATAAAAGGATATACACACAAACACCTGCATATGTTTTTAAAATAGAAAAATATATAAATGGTGTATTACAATCCACCGATGGTACATTAGATAATAATGAAATAAAAGAATTAAGTTTTGAACTTAATACTCAGACAGCAGGACAAAAAAATGTTTCAAATGCAGTATCTACTAATATATTAACTATTACTTTAGATGGTCCTGATAATTCGGTATTAGTTTCAAAAGATGGAGGTGTTGATTTTACAAGATTACTTAAAGGAAGAAATACAATAGTATCTGATATTGGTAGTGTCTATTCAATAAGTTCAGCTAATTTAAATTTATATAAGGTAAATAAAATTGTTGCAACCGCAGAAGGATTTAAATCATCCACATTATTACCTGAAAATTTAGAAAGTTTAACTACTAAAATAACTCTTGACAGTAATTACGCAATTGATATATTATCTGAACAATTTTCAACGGTACAAAATAGTTCTCCTGTAATTCAACTTGAAAATCCAATTCAAACTAGAAAATATAATATAAATAGTAAAACGGAATATCCTATTACTATTATTAGTTTGAATAATTCTCCGATAGCAAAAATAACTGCATTTATCGGAGAATCTAAATTTGTATTTGATAATCCGCAATTTAATTCGTCTAAAGCAACTATAATAGCTATTCCAGCTGAAGCATTTAAAAGTATTGCAAATTATAAAGTATTTATTGTACCTTCTAATGGAGATGGTGATGGTGATTCGATTGAAACTAGCATATCTGTTGTTGATGAATTCTATGTTGGAGTTCCTGATTTAAGAAATATAATATATCCATTAGAATTAGTTGGTCCTGATTATGCTGGGACAAATGTAGATTTTGATATTGAATATGAATCTGAAAATACTGATTTTGTAAGAATATATGTAGGTGATTCAACTACATTCATACAAGAAAAATCAGATGGTAAATTAGAATTAAATTTAAAAACTCTTTTAAATGTAAGTGGCACTAATGTATCAGAAGATGCTCAATCCATTTCATTAATTTTAAAATTAGTACCATATAATATTAGTGGGGTTGAACAGGTAATTGGAAAAACCGAAATAGTTAAAATTAATTTTAATAAAGGTGCAAATCAAATACCTAGAAATTTAGCTATTAATAGAATTGCTGATATTTTTTCATCTCAATTAGATGATTCTATTTTTTCCAAAGAAACATCTAAATATTTAACACACTTACTTCATTTTCCTGATGGTGATACTAAAGTAATAACCACATGGACGGGTAGCGAAGGTTCTTTGATAGCAAAATTATATGAACCAATTCCAACAACAGTTCAACCAAATGAGGAAATTTTTATATCTAAACTTATATCAAATCCAATAGTTGAGACAGTTAGATTGATTACAGAAACAACTGAAGTTTGTAATACTTTAAAAGGCCCAAATTTTTCTCTACATCCTGATAATGGAATTGAATATCAAATATATGAAGATTTAGTAGCAAGTGGTTCTGTTACATCAAATGATTTAGTTAATCAATATGCTAATTCAATTGGTATAGATACATCTAAATTAAATATTCAATATGTAAGTGGTTCTAATTATTTATTTGAAAATTTTATAAATTTTAGTTCAGCCGAAGAAAGATTGAATAACTTTTTTTACAAAATACAATTACTTGAATATTATAAAAATAAATACGAAAGTTTAACTACAACATTCATACCTCCATACGGCGGATATGATGGTGGTATAATAGCAGAAGCATATGTTGACCATATTGATTTAACTCTTGATGGTGCACAATTAATAACAGAAGATGGAATATTTGATATTCAATGGGAAGTTGCTCAATATCAAGGTATTGCTCAAATGAATGAAGCAAAAAAGATATTTGGGTTATTAAATGAAACTATAAGAGGATTGGATGGATATGAAAAATTTTTATATACATCTACTAATGTATTAGCATATCCAAAAACTTTATATATACATCCAACAAGTGGACTTGGTACATATATTCTAAAACAAACAACGCATCCGGATGTTGTAACATGGTATTCTAGTTTTCTTAGTTTATCGATAGAGCATGATAAGTATAATGCAAATTTATTAACAAATAATATTCCTACATTCATAAAAGAGGATTCTGATAATCAAGACTTTTTAGCGTTTTTACACATGATAGGACAGCATTTTGATATCATATGGGCGTATATCGGTGGGTTATCAAGAATGAAACAATTGGAAGCTTCCGAAACAAAAGGAATTGCAAATACATTGGTTCAGCATATGCTTGAATCGTTAGGATGGAATACTAAAAAAGCTTTTGATTCTCAATTTCTATGGGAATATATGTTTGGAACAAATAAAGATGGATTTCAAAAATATTCAATGCCTCTTAAAGATGCTAATGAGCAAGTTTGGAGAAGAATTCTAAACAACCTGCCATACATTTTAAAACATAAAGGAACTGGAAGAGCTATGAAGGCCGTAATGGCTTGTTATGGCGTACCTTCATCTTTATTAACAATAATGGAATTTGGTGGACCGCAAGACCCAACAAAAGGTGGTAGTACTAAATTTACTTTTGATGATAGAACTGCGGCGCTTTATTTAAGTGGTAGTTCTGCAGTAAAAGTTCCTTGGAAATATAATGCTGGTAGTTTAAGCTATCCAAATTGTGTAGAGTTTAGAATACTTCCTGATTCAATACCAAATCCATCATACACTTTAATTAGTGGTAGTGAGTGGAATTTAGATTTAGTACAAACAACTGGTTCTTTTGCTAAATTAGAATTAAACTTTGGTGGAGATTCTAGTGTTAATCCTTATTTTTTAGAACCATTTTTGAGTGGTTCGCCCGCAGTATCTACATATTATGTGGAAACAACTATTGAATATGTGTATGGTGCTGATTTAGTTACTCAAAGTTTAGATTTTCCAATTTCAAATGAGTATTATTCTAATATTGCTATTAATAGACACAACTATCCTGGTAATTCTTCTTTATATGAAGTTTGGTTAGCTACATCTGATGGAAAGAGAATTACTACATTTGTGAGTATGTCAATTTTGACAGATGATAACCAATGGGAAACTGGAAGCTTCCTACATTTAAGCGGAGATAACTTTAATGGTAACTTTGATGAATTCCGTTTATGGACTGTTCCACTACAAAGAAGTAAATTTGAAAATCACACATTATTCCCAGATGCTATTAATGGTAACTCATATACAGCATCAACGGCAGATTTAATATTCCGTTTAGATTTTGAATATCCAAAGGATAGAACTATAACTGAAAATATTGGAATAAAGAATGTATCAATTAGTGATAATTATGGTGAAGATGTTGCATATGCAGAAAATATGTATTCAGCATCTGCATATCCGTATCAATACACTCCATACGAAAGAACTGTAACCGCAGATGTTCCATCTGTTGGATTTGGTTTTGCTAATAAAATTCGTTTTGAAGACCAGACAATGGTAACTGACCTTTCTTATAAAAATAGAGCAACTAAAAAAGCATTTGATAGAGCTCCAATAGATTCAAATCGTTTGGGATTATTTTTCTCTCCAATTAAGGAATTGAATATGGATATACTGAAAACATTTGGAGAATTCAATATTGATAACTATATAGGTGACCCATCCGATGAGTATAAAGATAATTATAGAGAATTAGATACATTAAGACATTACTATTTTGAAAGATTAGATAGAAACATAAATGAATATATCCAGTTAGTAAGATATATTGATAAATCCCTTTTTGATGTACTTGC